GTATTTGACGAATATTGATTCAATGAACTAAAGTTGGAAAACTTTGGTTTTGAAATGACTCTTTCGGCAATATATTTTAGGTTTAAGTTGTTTATTTTTGGACCTTCGACACTTATTGAATTGTCATTGTTAACTCTAATAACCTTATAATTTGTTACACTAGTTCCATCAGAAAAAATTAGATTAAGAGTGTCTCCTAGATAAAATGTATGTGGATCATAAGTTATAAATTCATAAGAAAATAGATTTAAGGAAGGATTTGATGAATTTGGTCCTTTAATTTGACGTATGTTAAACTTATTTGATATATTAAATATCCAATTATTTGCCAGTTCGTTAGTTCCCCTGTATCCTAACGTAACGGTTTTCAAAGGATCTCCCTTTGACATCAAATACGTGTCTTTATCATAAGATACGTCAGACAATACTCCAGTAACTCTTACTTTTATCGTATTAATTCCAATGTTTGAATATGCAAAAGCATTAATTCTAATGTCAGTTCCTTTAGGAATTTCTATTGAAGTTTTGCTTGTTAATATGAACTGCGTTAAATTTTTATCAGAATAATTGCTCGAATATTCTACTTCATCAACTTTATATAATAAAGTTCCTGTCGGAGGAAATCCTATGGTAGAATCTACATCTAAAACTTGACTATTAACTAATATCTTCGAAGTTAATTTTGTCGAGGAATGTATTGAAAAGTTTCCAAAGACAGTGCCATCTACTGTAAGATCTTTATTATAGTCACTATCTAAACTTAAAACATAATATGTTTTATCTGATCTTTGAATTTTTTCTACGTTTGTTACAGTTCCATATGCCTTACTGAAAAATGCATCCTCATCTTGATATATGGTTCGATTTACCATATCCATAGGATCACCAGAAATAGATTCTACAACTAAATCTCTGGTGATTCTATATTTTGCATCTGATGGTTTTAGAAGAAAATCTCTTGGTTTTAAAACATCAACATTTTCCCCAAATAAAGCTTTAAAAAGAACTTTATACGAGTCGTCTGTTCCTTTTGCTCTATAATAATCTTTCGCTTGCTTTATAAAGGTTTTTTCATTTAGACCATCTGTAAATTCTCTATTTTCAAATCCAGGAACTAACTGTTTCTTTAGTTTTGTTAGAAACTCTCTCAATAATAAAGAACTTAGATTTTCTACGCGAGAATTATTAGAGTGAGTTGATATTTCAGAAGTAGAGAATACTAACTGGTCGGGTTCATTGGAAGATCTATAAGAGGTTATTCCGCTAAATCCTCTTGTACAATTAGTAAATGTAGTATTAGTTTTTCCTTCATAAAGAATAATCTCAGAATCAATTCTTATTATTCCATTTGCTTCTGGGAATCCATAAGTGGAGGCAACATTAATAGTATTATCTACAAAATCAACATTGCTTGCCAAAAAGGTTGAAGATGGGCTCTGTACAACAAATTCTAAAATATCCCCATTAACTGCTGGTTGAATTAAACTGACAGCAGTTGATTGAACTGTGAAATAATCTATACTTTTTGTTAGCTTTGAACCATTTTTATAAACTATAAGATCTTCAGTAGAAAAACCACCACTAATTACAAAATATGTCTGTGGAGATGTTGGTTTTGCAGTAACTGTTCTACTAAAAAGAGATTCTGATAGATTATCAACTTTTACATATTGATCAATGTTTTGAAGAACGTCAAGTGTCCCTCCTTTTCCTTCTAAAGAATTATAATATTCCTTTAAAAACTCACCTACAAGGGGATATTCTTCCTGTACAAAGTCAGGTAGTTGATTTTGTACAATTGAACCAATTTTGACTCTTGTATTTGACATATTATTCTCTTATAATAGAACCATTACTGTAACTTGTTGTTTTTGTGTATGTTGATCCAGAGGGATCATCTCCAGATGAAATTTTATCTGCTAAAACTTCCAAACTAACATCATTTATACTCAGATTTAAATAAAGATCTTGTAATCCAATTATATCGTTAGATTCTGGTATCGCAGAAATTTCTATAATTGGTTCACCCTCATTTATCACAGTTTCCAAAATATTGATTGCATCTAAGTTAACTTCGCCTTTTGTATAATTAATAGTTCCCGCATTAGCAACCACAATTTTGTAACGATCTGCTGAATCCAATCTAAAGATATTAATAATACCAGTTATTCCATTTACATCAGGTACATCAGACAAATACACAGGATCTTCAATGCCGTTAATATAGAATCCTGATGATTTTATATTAAAACCATCAATGTTTTTAATGTGAAACTGATTCCCAAAACAAATTTCATATGTTGCTAAACTATTTAACACGGGTTTTAAATCGCGCCTCATTTGAACAGTTGTTATGTTAGACGTGATAGATTCGTGACTATTATCAATGATTCCTAAAAACTTACTATACTTAAATCTTGCTCCATACTTATTCAACTCTGAAGAATTTGCGTACTTTTGTATATTATTGTACACAATATTTGAGACATAATCAGAAGATGGTGCATTATTATTGTTGTAATATATCGTACTATCAATTTCAATAGAGAGGTATTTCAGATCTAATATTTCTGGAACGATACCTGCTACAGAGTACTTTTTAAGAGCACTCTTTATATTATCTTTTACGCCATTAGAAACAAAGAATCCACCCTCTGGTTTGATTGTAATAAAGACTTTTCCATATTGTGGTGGATCTAAATCTTCTCCACCAAATACAGAAACTGATTCTGCCTCTGGATATATTTGAGGAATGATTGCTTCATAATCACTTGAAGTTACTGCTCTATTCTGTGTGGCATAAATCCTAGTGGCATATTTTTTGATAGAGTCTACAGATTCTATTTCCTTACCACCACTTGCTGCAATGTTGGTTGATATAAGAGAAATGCCGCTTGTAACATCAAAGTTGTTATTATCTACGATAGTTCCATTAAAAACAAAAGAAGAAACTCCATTCGCAGACTCTCCACTTGTAATTACGTATGAAATATCAACAATATTTTCGTTGATTAACTTTTTACCAAAAATACCATCTCCAAATATGACTTCATATCTTTGATCTTCAATTTCTTGAATAAAGAAAATCTTTGATTCTGAATTAATATCTAAAATATTGCTTGATTGAATATATTTTTTTCTTGGTCCTAAAGATCCATCTCTAACTTCAACACGAATAAGAGAAGAATCTATGTTTGCGTTATTTAAAATAAACTTTTGATTTGGATCTAGTGAGTTTACTGTATATGTTTCCGTGATATAAGTCCCTTCGTAGATGTCAATATTACTAAAATCTGCAATTCCATTAATAACAGGAACAGTTATATCGTCAGGAATAGAGTAAACATAACTTATGCCACTAAATGACCCGGAAGTAGTGGATACAATTCCCTTCTTCAGAGTTAATGTAAGAGGTTTTTGGGGAGAAGTTGCTACAGAAGTGTCTACAAAGAACGAAACATTTGCTTTTGATGCCGTTCTAGATCTTGGTGTGTATCCAATGCTTCTTGCAATTGAAACAACATTCTCTCTGAGAGTAGCACTATCAATAAAAACCTCATTGCTAATCATATTAGCATTATATGAGGAAATGTATGTATTATACGCCAGAACGTCTAAGATTATAGAAAGATTAGATCCTTCAAAATCATAATCAGTAAAGTTTGAGTTCGATCTCAGATAATCTCTGATCGAAGTCTTGATTTGATCGAAATCTAGGTTTGTAAAATTAACTAGTGCCATTATCGTGTTGGTTGTAATGCAAATGTTAACTGTTGGGGTAATACATCAACACCAACTATATAATAACTAACATTCACGCTAAATTCGTAATCATCATAATTTGGGGTGACTACAACATCAATTAAATCAACTCTTGGTTCATAATTTTCAATAGTGTTTCTAATTTCATCGCGAAGTATAGAAGCACTAATGTCATCGATATTTTCAAAAAGAGACTGATTTACCTTGGATCCAAGATTTTGGTTAAAAAATCTTTCTCCTGGTTGAGTCAAAACTAGATTACGTATTGAACGCGCAATTGCAGTCTCATTTTTGATCGCAATCAAATCATAATTCAGGGGATTAACCTGAAAGGATAAACTAATGTCTTTAAATGCTTTGCTTATCCTTTCAGAAGGCATAAGAAATGATGATAATTTTATTAATCTATCTTATTTATTACCGATTTTTTGATTCATAAAGGGGTTCTGTTCCATATTCCCAATCATCGTAGTCTTCATCATTGCGAATTTTTTCATGAATTTCATTTTGATGATAAAAATCGTGTTTTTTAGGGTTCAAATCGTCATTTGCGATTTCTCTAAGCATTTTTTGGTTCATTTTTGCTCCTGATTATTGAAAATCAGAACTTTTTACGGGGTTGCTATCCCGATATTTGTAATTTCGTACATAAAATCGTCAGATGTTTCAATTTTGCGACGATTTTCGACGGAATATTCAGTTAGATCAATCTCATAACCTGGATTTTTGGTAATTCTATTCTTTGTCCATGCATCATCGTACCATAAAATCTTATTATTTGGATATGCATAGAAGTTTCCATTATCCATCTTGAAAAAATGAGCGCATTTATGCTCTGGAGTCTCACTAAAGTTAGTATTCAGAGTAGATTTTGACTCCCATGACCAATCAAGAGTGAATAGATAGGTTCCTTCATTCTTTTCTCCACGATAGTTAATCAGTTCAGCACGTAAGTTAGCCAATCTTGAACGAACTTGAACATCGATATAAGGAGAAAAACAATCCCACCACATACATTCTTCTAATTGAGGAACTGGTGCATCAGGTTTCCAACAAAATGCATGAATAGGTCTACGAGTCCAGTTGACTCCATTCTCTAGAAACGCCTCAAAGAGGGGTACACGCTTCTCTAAGGACGCTACGGAGTGTACGTCACATAAAGTTACCTCACCATGACCTTTTTTATGATTATAAAGAAACTCATTGCGAATGTAACAAGTAATTGTCGGAAGATTATGATTTAGATATGCCATATTAAGATACAAAAAAAGCAGGAGTAAATCCTGCTCTATCTATATTATTTTCCTTGACCTCGATACTTTTTCTTACGTCCATTACGAGAGGTTGCACTTAGCAATGTACGAGGAGAACGTCCTTGACGAGTTTTCTTAGGTGCTCCTGCTTCGAAAATAGTCTTATTAGATCCGCCGCCTTTAGCCATTTGTAATTTCCTCCATTTCAATTAGATTAGGATCAATATCTTCTCCCGAGTAAAAACGCTCTGAGAGATCTTGAAGAATCTCAGCACAGTCTTCTGCACTGAGATCTTTATAAATTGTACGACCTTTATAAGAAAGATTGTAGAGTTTTTCCATCAGATAATACGAGTCTTTTCGTGGCCAACGCGAATACGAGGATCGCACCAGACTTCAAAGCCCGCTGCCTTTGCATCAAGACAGAATGAAACATCTTCGCCACACATATCTTGAACATTGCCAGAATCAAAAACTTGCATCTTTGGAGCAAACCAAGGATACTCAAGGTTTTCAAAGACTCCATGCTTGATCAGAACCCAACCAAAACCAGTGTAATCTACAGTAAATGGTTTACGACGCTTTGAGATAGACTCGACAGTTTCATGGTTCATCACTCCACCATTTTTACGAAAATCATCTTCTTCCAACCAGTGTGCGACAGAAGTTGTGTGACCATCCTCAGTTGCGTACCATCCTGCGACGATTTCCTTCTCCTCACCTTCCTCATTGAGAGCAAGATCACAGAGTTGCCAGAACTTGTTAGTGTCAAAAACAATATCCGAGTCAATCCAGAGTTGATAATCATATTGCAGTTTTCCGTCC